CTTTCCCTGTGTTAATGGCATGCCCTCTTTTCGCCACCACAAACAGCACTGCTGCACCAGCCGCCGCTATCGCACTAACAGGAAGCCCCAGAGGCTCAAGAACAAAGAAACCGACAAGCAGCAATAACAGTACAACCCAGCCCGCCCTGAAGGTTGCCGGATCCTTTATCGCACTGGCAGGTGTCTTGAGCAGCGAAACGTCATACGTCGCCGGAATATCCCTGCGGAAAAAGAGATGCAGCATGACCAGTGTGGCAGCAATAGCGGCCAGGTTCACAGGAACCATTACGGAGGCGTACTGGGTGAAGCCCAGGCCAAAGAAATCCGCCGAAACAATATTCACCAGGTTTGAGACAATCAGCGGCAGGCTGGCAGTATCCGCGATGAATCCAGCTGCCATGACAAAGGCTAGCGTCGCCCCCTGGCTGAACCCCAGAGCGAGGAGCATCGCAATCACAATCGGAGTGAGTATCAGTGCAGCACCATCGTTAGCAAACAGTGCAGCAACAGCAGCACCGAGCAAAACTATCCAGGTAAACAGCAGACGGCCGCGCCCGTTACCCCAGCGGGAAACATGAAGTGCGGCCCATTCAAAGAAACCGGACTCATCGAGCAGCAGGCTGATGATGATCACAGCAATGAATGCTGCGGTTGCATTCCATACGATATTCCAGACGATGGGGATATCATCAATGTGGATGACCCCCGTTCCCAGCGCCAGTAAGGCTCCGATACTCGCGCTCCAGCCAATGTTGAGGCCTCTGGGCTGCCAGATGACCAGGACCAGCGTCAGTATAAATATACTCCCTGCCAGAAACATTTCAGCCCCCTTCATATATGTTTATGTATATGTGATTTATCAGCATGACGTGCATGCGGATTTCTCTAGCCATCCCCGCACATCGTCGCGTAAGCAGTGCCATGTCGTCGTTATCATCTCGCTGGCCCATGCCGGCATGTGCGGGGACAAGCGATAGTGAACCCATTTACCTTCCCGGCGGTCGAGTACCAGTTCAGCCTCACGGAGGATGGCCATGTGGCGAGAAATTTTAGGCTGTGACTCTGTGGTCGCTGCGCAAATATCGCATACGCACAGTTCCCCTGATTCCTTGAGAAGCATGACAATGGCAAGGCGGGTATCATCCGACAGGATTTTAAAAAGCTGAACAGGCTGTAGCATTTTTTACTCCGTTCCCTTTAGAATACACATATGGTAAATCATATGTATTAATTTTTAAATCACTAAACTTCTCGGAGGAGAAAAATGGAACACTTACCTGCACTGAGAGCTGATTATTTCGATCAGCAGATTGCTGAACGCCTGCAGCACCAGGAGCCGCCACGCATTCTGCTTTTGTATGGCTCAGTAAGAGAGCGCTCATACAGTCGTTTTGCAGCAGAAGAAGCGGGTCGCCTGCTGACGGCGATGGGGGCAGAGATAAAGCTGTTTAACCCATCAGGTTTGCCTCTTCCGGATGATGCCCCGGATACACACCCTAAAGTCACCGAATTACGCGGTCTGGTCCGGTGGTGTGACGGAATGGTGTGGAGTTCCCCGGAGCGGCATGGGGCAATGAGTGCGGTGATGAAAGCACAAATTGACTGGATCCCTTTAAGCGAAGGGGCCGTTCGTCCTTCCCAGGGAAAAACTCTGGCGGTCATGCAGGTCTGCGGCGGTTCGCAGTCCTTCAACGCCGTGAACCAGATGCGTATTCTTGGACGCTGGATGCGGATGTTCACGATACCCAACCAGTCCTCAGTGGCTAAAGCCTGGCAGGAATTCGATGAGAATGGGAGAATGAAACCTTCGTCCTGGTATGATCGTATCGTCGATGTGTCCGAAGAGTTGTTTAAAATCACGCTGCTGCTCAAGGGTCAAACCGGCTACCTTGCAGACCGTTATAGTGAACGAAAGGAGAGTCATAAGGAGCTTTCATCCCGCGTCAACCAGGAGAAAATATAACGTTCGTTTCTTAGTTAAATGAAAGGTCCGCTGAGAGCGAAAAGCGGAGATTTTGTTGTGTTTATTGCCTACAGACTTAAAAGGTTCGTAACTGAATCTATCCATGATCTACGGGACGATGTAGATTGGAAATGTAGAGACAACGCTACATCCTCTCGCAAAAAAAGCAGCGTAGACCCAATGACCGAAAATCAGCCCGCATAAAGATGAGGTTTATACAATTCATGTGAAAATATTTAAAAATAAGAAATCATGAGATTGTATAGGTTATAGCCTTGTCATATCTTCAAAGTGTGTATCTAACCTAAAGGAATAAATATCATGTTTAAGCGTCGCACTATCAAAACTGCACTTGCGGCGGTTATATCTCTCACTGTCCTTGCAGCACCAGTTTTTGCAAACCCAGGTAACGGTAATGGCGGAGGTGGGCAAGGCAATGGCGGAGGTAATCACGGTAACAGTGGTAATAGTGGTAACCATAGCAACAGCGGAAAAAGCGCCGACAATGGGAACAAAGGTCAGGGTAATGAAAAGTCTAATAAGGATCATGGAAACCGCAAAAACTACGGCAAACCAGACCATGTTGACTCCGACATCAGCTTCTCCCGAGCTCGCTCATTTGCTGTAAATTATGGCCTTGTTGGATATCAGGCGCTGCCGCCGGGTATCGCTAAAAATGTAGTACGAGGTAAACCATTGCCTCCAGGTATTGCTAAGAAAACTTTGCCAGCATCAATGATTAACGATTTGCCATATTACCCGGGCTACGAATGGCGAGCCGTTGGTAATGATTTGGTGCTTGTTGCTTTAAGCACGGCCATTGTGACTTCAGTCATTAATGGTGTTTTCGATTAATTCGTCCCCGCCATCGAATGCCCTGCATCCGCGGGGCTTCTTTTTCCAACCTCCTGAGACAATATGCCTTAGTTTATTAACGAAACAGGGTAATAGTGATGTCTGCTTCTGGCACAAAGTGGACGTGAAAATCATAAATATGTAGTTCCTCCATGCAGTTTGAGATCATCCCTAAACGACTATTTCCTAACCCTAGAAATTCATTTTTTAAACCTTCCTGTCAGGAAACCTTGCAAAAACCGTAAGATAAGTTTATAAATGCACTGTACGTATGTACAGTATTTCAATGCGGAGGGAAAATGAAAGTTGAGTTAACTATTGATCGCATGAAGAAACTTCCAGAGGGAGCCTTACCAGCGTTGGAGACTGAGCTACAAAAGCGACTGACTAAACAATTCACAAACTGCAAACTAACCATCAGGCGCGCGAGTACTGATGGCCTTACAGTTTTTGGTGGTGATAAAAAGGAAGTTGAGTGTCTGGTTCAGGAGACTTGGGAAAGCGCGGACGAGTGGTTTTATTGATCGCATAAACTTTAAAGGGGCAATTTCAAAGAGTATCGCTCGTTGCGTTAACAGAATTGCTCCCGATAATTATTAACTGCGTCAATATGTCGCTCAGGGAGGAAATAGTGAGAATTACCGGTACTTTTACAGCGGATGACCAATGGTATGATGTGGTCAGAAGAGGCGATAAGGCAGTTATTTACAGCTTCCCGGCAGATGGAAGATATCTGGTGTATCGCGTAAATGGATTGGTTTCATTGCGTCCTCTTCTTGAGGATGAAGAAATCTTTACCCTCAACGGGTTTATGCAATTTGCTACACGCCTCGGCTATCGACTTATCCCACCGTCTGATATTATTCCTTCATAGGCCTGAACAACCTATACCTGATGCGCCACGGAGAGAACCATGGCGCTCGAATTACAACTCATTAAGCACCACACAGGAATACTGATCCCGGCCACACCCGAGACCAGCGATATTCTGCAATCAAAAATCCGTCTCGGCGATGTTCTCGTTGCTGATTTCAAACGTGTCCGTAACCCGGCATTTCATCGGCGTTTCTTCGCGCTCCTCAATCTCGGTTTTGAATACTGGGAGCCAGCCGGCGGTGCTATCTCGAGTAATGAGCGAAAGCTGATCACCGGCTACGCCAAATTTCTCGCGTCATACGCCGGGAATGAAACGACGTTAATCGATGCCGCTGAACAGTATCTTGAGCAAATCGCAAGCCGGCGTGTCACGAACGGCATTAGTTTGTGCAAATCGTTCGATGCGTACCGGTCCTGGGTGATCGTCGAAGCAGGGCACTTTGATGCCATCCAGCTTCCTGACGGTACGCTCCGAAAACACCCCCGCAGCATCTCATTCGCCAACATGGACGAACTCGAATTCCAGCAGCTTTATAAAGCTGCGCTCGATGTTTTGTGGCGGTGGATTTTATCCATGTCCTTCAACAGCCAAAGTGACGCAGAAAATGTCGCCGCGCAGTTGATTGGCTTCGCGGGGTGATGGGGATGAGGAAGACCTGGTTCCACCACACCGAGTGCAGTACCGAACAGGCTGACGAATTGCTACAACGCTATAAAGCGCGGGGCGTGCGTGTTGAGCGCAGCCTAAACCCGGATTATGTCACCTGGACCGTCAGTGCTTACCTGCCAACATCAAACTCTCCAGCGCGCCCGAATAGCCGCTGGCGTAACCAGATGTGGGGGTGAGAGTGAATATATATCAGATAACTTTACCCTGGCCGCCGAGCAACAATCGGTATTACCGGCATAACCGCGGTCGGACGCATATCAGCGCAGACGGCGTTGCCTATCGGAACTCAGTGGCCATGATCATTCGCAATAGTCAGCTGAATATCCGCACGGCCGCACCGCTCAAACTCCGCATCGAGTGCCACATGCCCGACCGCCGGCGCCGCGATCTGGATAACCTCCAGAAAGCCGCATTCGACGCTTTGACCAAAGCTGGTTTCTGGCTTGATGACTGCCAGGTTGTGGATTATCGCGTTGTGAAAATGCCGATCGTTAAAGGCGGGAAGTTAGAACTAACCATTACCGAATTGGGGACCGCATGAATCTTGAAAATACACTCAAATATCACTTCGCCAAATCGACGATGATTAGCGACTCTCCGCGAGCTACTGCGTCTGACTCATTAACCGGAACGGATATTATGGCGGCCATGGGCATGACCCAGGAGCGGGCCGCCATGGGTTACAGCGCTTTTCTTGGGAAGATGGGCATCAGTAGTCACGACCGGGAGAGGGCGATTGAAATGCTGGTGGAATACGCGCTGACCAAATGTGACAAGATTGCCGCATTGAGGAAACTCGATGCCAAAATTAAGCCGCTGGTCATTCATCAGTTGGCTACATTTGCTTTCGAGGACTACTCGCGCAGCGCCGCCAGCGTGAGACATTGCGATTGCTGCTCAGGGAGTGGCTTTATTGAGGCCGATGTTTTCACTATGAAATCGCACTACACCATGAAACTCCCACAGTTCGCAAAAGACCTAAAGCAATCTCCGAGTGATTTCGAGGTAAAACGCCAGATTCGCGAGACAGTCAAAGTGCTTTGCACAAGTTGTAAGGGGAAGCGGGTCGTGAGTTGCGCATGTAATGACTGCCTGGGGCGCGGCAAAGCAGTTAACAAAAAGCTCACCGAACAACAGGGTGTACCGGTCCTGACTGATTGCAAGCGTTGTAGTGGAAGAGGGTTCGAGCGTATTCCTTCAACTGAGGCGCATGCGGCTGTTTGCCTGATTACTGATGCCATCACGCTTGATACCTGGAAAAAGTCAGTTAAACCATTCTACGACCAGTTGATCACGAAATTCGATATCGAAGAGGCATGGGCAGAGGGACAGCTAAAACGGATAACTAGATAGTTGGTTATTTAATAGCTCTCGATATTATCGTGAGCTATTTACTTTTCCCGAATCTGTGTTAATTTATCTCTAACGATGGGTTACTGACTTCGTTGAACTAGCAAAAAATTCCAGCCCTGCGGTTAACACCGTGGGGTTTTTTTATGCCCTCGCATAGATACCTTGCTGTTCGTTCCAACCAGAGTTATCTGTATGTCACGCCATTACTAAGGGTAAAAAGACATGCTAAATCAGTTGGATATGACAGAAGAAGCAAAAGCAGTATTTAATGAGTTAGCCGACGCGCCGGCTACTGCAGGCGAGATAGCGCAGAATACCCACCTCACCCGCGAACGCTGCCAGTTAATACTCACACAGTTGGTGTTGGCTGGATTATCAGAATATCAATTTGGTTGTTACAAGCGCCTCCAGTGATGGGGGCTTTTTTTGTGGGAATGGGCGGCTGGTGGGTGTTGTAGCACCCAGTCAGCCATTTGCTCATGTAGAAGGTCACAAGCGAACCAAGGCCCACCTCTTTAGCGCTAAAGCAGAGTGAGCCTACCAGAGACCCGCTTACTGATCTATGAAAAATACTGTAAAAATAAACAGTGCTGAATTAGTCAACGCTGATTGCCTTCAATATGTTGCTTCACTCCCCGATAACTCCATCGATCTGATAGTTACCGACCCGCCTTACTTTAAAGTTAAACCGAACGGATGGGACAATCAGTGGAACGGTGACACTGACTATCTGCGCTGGCTGGATATTTGCCTAGCGCAGTTCTGGCGAGTACTCAAGCCTGCTGGAAGCATTTACCTGTTTTCTGGCCATAGGCTCGCCGCCGATATCGAAATTATGATGCGTGAGCGGTTCAAAGTGCTTAACCACATCATCTGGGCGAAACCTTCAGGCAGGTGGAATGGGTGCAATAAAGAAAGTTTGCGCTCCTATTTTCCAACTACAGAGAGAATACTCTTCGCGGAACACTATCAGGGGCCATACAAGCCGAAGGACAGTGGCTATGAGGAAAAATCACAAGAGCTTAAACAGCATGTTCTGAGCCCACTGATTTCGTACTTCCGCGATGCTCGCGAAGCGCTGGGGGTTACGTCGAAAGAGATCGCCGATGCCACTGGCAAGAAGAATATGGCGTCCCACTGGTTCGGCGCTAGCCAGTGGCAGCTGCCGAACGAAGTGGACTACCACAAGTTGCAGATGCTATTTGAGCGGATCGCAAAAGAGAAGTTTCAGCGTAACGAACTCGATACGACCCATCACCAACTGGTGGAAAAATGGCAGTGTCTGAATCGACAATATTCAGAGTTGCTGGGTGAGTACAAATCCCTTCGCCGGTACTTCTCCGTTTCTGTTTCTGTACCTTATACCGATGTCTGGACACATAAACCTGTTCAGTTCTACCCAGGAAAACACCCCTGCGAAAAACCTGCGGATATGCTGCAGCAAATTATCAATGCCAGCAGCCAGCCGGGCGATGTAGTCGCTGATTTCTTTATGGGGTCAGGTTCGACACTCAAAGCAGCGCTGCAGCTTGGACGAAAAGCCATTGGTGTAGAGCTTGAGGAAGAGCGATTTAGCCAAACAGTTAAAGAAGTAAGAAAATTCCTAAAGGATTAAGGGGGCTATCCTGCCGGTTGGTATAGGTCCTATTTTAAGTGCTACCTTTTTGAAGGCATTTGATAATGCTCTCGATATAATAATTACATCGCGCGGACTTCGGTCCGCTACGCAGAGACAACTGCATGACCCATTGACCAGTGATGTCTACTGGTCATTTTTTTCCGCCATTAGCTCAATTGGAGAGAGCACGGAGCTTCTAACTCTGTGGTTCGGGGTTCGAATCCTCGATGGCGGACCATCTGATCACACCATAATTAATCTTCAAAATGCTGCCATCCGGCGGCCTTTTAACTTCCTCAATTACGCACCCGCTACTTAGTGAGGTGAGAGTATGTATCGCATGGATAAACTAACGACTGGTATTGCTTACGGGGCATCAGCCGGGAACGCTGGGTTTTGGATGTTTCAGATACTCGATAAAGTCAGTCCATCGCAATGGGCTGCAATCGGCGTGCTTGGCAGCCTTCTTTTCGGTTTCCTGACATACCTGACAAACCTGTATTTTAAAATTAAAGATGATCGGCGTAAGGCCGCGCGAGGTTAATGATGGGAAACAAAGCGAAGCTTAGCGCTGCAATGATATCCCTGATTGCTGCTGGCGCATCAGCACCGGTTTTGTTTGATCAGTTCATTAGTGAGAAAGAAGGTAATGTATTTGTGGCCATCATAGACCCTGGCGGAGTGTGGTCACTGTGCCACGGTGTAACGGTCATTGATGGCAAGCCAGTCATTAAAGGGATGAAAGCAACAGAATCCCAGTGCAAGAAAGTGAACGCCGTCGAGCGTGACAAAGCGTTGGCATGGGTGGATCGAAATATCAAAGTGCCGCTCACTGAACCACAGAAAGTTGGTATTGCTTCATTCTGCCCATACAATATCGGTCCCGGTAAATGCTTTCCGTCCACGTTCTATCAGCGGATTAATGCTGGCGACCGTAAAGGCGCATGCGAAGCGATTCGTTGGTGGATTAAAGATGGTGGTCGAGACTGCCGAATAACCAAAGGCCAGAAGAACGGCTGTTATGGTCAGGTAGAACGTCGTGATCAGGAAAGCGCGCTAACTTGCTGGGGAGTGGATATATGAGCCGTCTCACTACAATCATCTGCGCGGTAGCCATTCTCCTGCTGGTATCAATGGCATGGGCGGTTAGCCATTATCGCGGCAATGCCATCACCTACAAAAGCCAGCGTGATAAAGCCACTGAAAATCTAAACCTGGTGAACGCTACCATCAAAGACATGCAGACACGTCAGCGAGATCTTGCTGTACTGGATGCCAAATACACAGGAGAACTCGCTGATGCGAAAGCCAAGCTCAATGATCTGCAGCGCTGCGTTAGCTCTGGCAAGTGTGGGTTGCGCATCAACGCAAAATGTCCCACGAACGGAACGGCCAGCCCCACCAGCATGGATGATGCAGCCAGCCCCCGACCTACTGACGCCGCTGA